GTGTCGGCTCCTCTTTAGGGAGATTTACAACGGTTGCGATACCAACTACTGCTGCGACCGGGATGAGTACCGGAAAACGCATCAGAAAGTTAGCAACAACCGCATTACCTGCGACTGGCATTGTCATATTATTTCCTTATTTCAGATTCCAACCGGTCCAGTAGCTGATATAGACTTGAACGCCATTACCAGACTTAGGACCAGTATCGACGCCGCGGAAATGAGTCTCATGGACCAGGCGAACGCCCATATCCATGACACCACCGGGGATGTCGCGTTGCAGCTTGACACCGACCATCGGCACCAGCTTGTTGTTGTACGAAAGCCCGTTGCGGTCGACGCTGTAATTCATGCCAACAAAGGTGTTGACATTGAAACCACCGACTTCACCGACAATCATACCTTGCTGAATGTTGCCCTGAAGCAGGACATTGCCACTTTCCGCGGTGCCAGCGATGACACCAGGATTGACAGTCATTTCCGACCAATTTGAGCCGGGGTAAGACGATTGAGCAGACGCAGCAAAAGCCATTGTAAGCATTGCCGCAGCGATAAGAGTTTTCTTCATTTCTGTTTCCTTCTGTTAAGTGTGTTAAGTGTTAATGTGTGAATTGAAATCGTACCTTTTTACCTTATTCCATGCAAGTAGTTCTTTCTTGCATACAATAATCTCTACGAAGGCACGCATGTAAGCGTAGAAGTTTACGTAACTTAACCAATAGTATAACGGCAATTTGTATACCACGTCAAGTCTCTTTGTTCTGAATGCGGCATAAGATGCAATTAATGCACAACATCCTATGTCGATTAACATTAGTTTGGGCAACACAAGTGGCATTGTAACAGCAAGTATCGCCAACCACAAGACTCGATTAAAAATCAATGCATCGGCAATCAAAAGCATCATGTATAAATCAACAGGTTGCTTTTTCGTGAATGAAAGTACCTTGTGCTTCTTAATTACTTGCCAAAAGCCGCGATACCATCGAAGAATCTGTTTATGGTAATCTTTGAAGGTACTCGGGTCCTGTGTATTCACAATGGCATCGGAAATATACTTCACTTTCTTCTTTGCACGGTGAACCTGCATGGTGAGGTCCATATCTTCGGCAAGTGTCTTGTGATCAATTTCCAAATTGGCCAGAACCTTGCAGTTATACATAGACGCGCACCCCGGGCCAACAAAGACTGCGTTGAAGTTACTTTGCCCTTGTTTGGCGACGTCCTGCCCATACGTATAGTCGAATGCTCTTGCAGCGGAGAAGATATGGCTGTTCTTGACGGATTTAACCTGTCCAAGGAACAATCCAACCTCAGGGTCGTCGATTGATGCTTGAATAAATGCTTTTAGGAAGTTAGAATCAACCTTTGTATCTCCATCCATGAAGATAAGCCAGTCATATCGTTCCAAAAGGAGAAAATATTGGATAGCTTTTCGTTGAGCCTGTGCCTTACCGCCATTCTCGCTAACAGTGTATACATTAACACCGGTCGTTTTAGCAATCTCGGCAGTTCCGTCAGTGGATTTGTCATCAACTACATAAATGTGTGATCTAGAACAACCAGCAGTGATTAAGGAATCAATGGTTCCTTTAATTACAACTTCCTCGTTGTATGCCGGAATTAAGATTCCAATTTTGTAAGGACTGTGTGTGTGCATGTGTCTCTTTGCAATATATAGCAACTATAAAGGAAAAGGCTTGACGAGTCAAGCCTTTTCCAGTCTGGAGTAATTATATCTTAATACTTCTTATCTTTGTGCCAATGTCCCGACTCAATCATTTCCTCGACAGTTCTTTCCCAACGCTTACGAGCCTGCTTCTTCATACGCTGTCTTGCCACAGCAGGCTTCTCATAAGCCATCCTGTCTTTTACTTCTTTAAGCAATCCAGTGTCTTGGACTTTCTTAGACCATGTACGTAAGGCGCGACCGAAATCATCACCACGTACTTCTACAGTGATACCTTGGCGGTGACGACCGTCTCTATAGTTATTAGCCATTGTTTGCTCTCTGGGTTGCATCATTAAATCGTTTCCTCTGTGATTCTGTTATCATTCGTTGATCTTCTTTTTCTTTATCTTATATATGTGTTTTGCGATACCATTTGCATCAATATAAATCTTACCTACTCCAGCTTTAGCTAAGGATGGTAACATAAATTGTGTCGATTGTAAATCACGCTCCAAAATTGAACGTAGCCCTCTTGCTCCAACCTTCTGTAATAAGCACTCATTGCAAACATTCTGTAGGTATTTATCATCAAAATCAAGAGCCACACCTTCATATTTAAATAACGCCTTAAACTGACTAATAATACTATTCTTTGGTTCCTTGAGGATTCGTATCAACGTATCTAGTGTTAGATCATCAAATACGACATGAACAGGATGGCGACCAACAAACTCCGGAATCAATCCGTACTTAATGAAGTCATCTGGCCTTGCGGTCTTTGCTATCGTAGAAAATGCCTTCTTTGTATTCAATGTTGCACCAATGCCAATGCTTGTACTTGAACGGTTCTTACGAATAATCTCGTCCAAACCAACAAATGCACCACTACATATAAACAATACATCCTTTGTATCAAAATCAATGGATTCATCGTACTCATCAATCTTAATAATCGTTCCTTCGATTAGCTTTAATAGTGCTTGTTGAACACCTTCGCCGGACACATCTCTATTTACGGTAGAGGATTCATTTTTTCTACCCTTCTTATCAATTTCATCAATAAAGATAATACCGTGCATGGCCTTCTCAACATCGTCATCTGCTGCCTGAAGCAATTTCTTGATTAAATTCTCCGCATCCTCACCGACATATCCGGCCTCAGTTAGTGTTGTTGCGTCTGCGATTACATAAGGTAGATCAAATAATTTTGCAATGGTTTTGACTGTGAGTGTCTTACCGCAACCACTCTCACCAATCATTAGAAGATTAGATTTTTCAATTTCTGTCTTTGATGTGCTATGCAGGCGCTTAAAGTGATTATAGATTGCGACAGAAATAGCAATTTTTGCATCATCCTGACCAATAATATATTCGTCCAAATGAGCCTTAATGTATTCCGGACTTGGTATTTTTTCTTTACGTTTCTTAATTGTCTTATCGGGTTCTTCATTATGAAGAATTTCATATGTTACATCTACGCATTCATTGCAGATGTAAATGTTCTTTCCATTAAGTTCCGGACCTTCGATTATCTGCTCAACCTGATGTCGACCTTTATTACAGAATGAACAATTTATGATTTTTTTAATGCCGGGGTCTGCAATAGTATCGGTCATATTATATCCTCTTAAATTCTGTTAACCAGCTTAGGGCTTTTGGGTACTTATCATAGGTGTGTATGGGAACGTCGCTAACATGGCTTTTCTGAACAGCTGGTGAACTTTCATTCTCACCCTGTCTTCCTTGGTATATCTCTTCAACTGCCGAGGTAGTTGGATTCGATGCGCTCGGTACCTTGGCGGATACCTCCACTGATGTAAGTTTTTCTTCTTCATTTATTTTTTGTGGTATAAAATGAATATTATTTCCAATTATTTCTCTTATTACCTGATTCTGTTGAGTCCATTCTTCTTGGTTCGTATCTTGTATCTTATTAATGGGCAATTCGATTGCTGTAATTTTAGTAACTCTCGTAGGATTTGGCGAACGAATAATAGGAAGAGGATGATAACTTTTGGCAGGTAAAAATTCCATTGAGGGTATATTTTCTTTGTTTATTACTTCAGATATCTCTTCCGTGGATTCATTCTCGGGCGAGGTGTCGGATTCTTGCGTTCGAATCTCACATATGATATCAGTAGGGTTCTCGACCATTTCGTCTGTGCATTCCTGTAATACTTCACTTTCTGAAGTATCTTCGATAATAATGTTTTTCGAAGTCTCACTTATAGTCTCCAAAGATTCCGTAGATATCGGAATATGTATCGTGGCTTCTTCCCGCGATTTGTTAAATATCTCATGTGATTGTTTAGTGACTGGCTCTGCGAAATTTGTACTACTGCTCTGAAGAGACGAAGCGACCGACGTGTCAGAGTGTGCTCTTCCTGCCTCTCCGACGTCCATGTTTTTGTTGGTTTCTTGCTTTTTCTCATCCTGCCGCCTCATTATACTATGATTGGCCGCTACTAATAGTATAATGGCCAATGGGTCAAGAATCGAGACGATGAGAAGGGTGAATATTTTCACCGCGCCTTCAATATTTTTAGTATTGTTATTTTCTGCACCATACATTAATTCTGCAATGTATCTAATTGGTCCTACTTCTAATTCCAATGCTCTAATTTCTGATTGTAATTTGAACTTTTCTTCGTTGAATCCATCAATATGTTTATTTGCCACATCGATTTCATCTTTTAATTCCTTACGCTGTGGTGCTTGACTTCTTCTAATAGACACAGACTTATCAGTACGATCTTTTCCGAGATATGAATTGATTGTTGCATCAAGTTGTGCTATAACTTTTTCATTATCGGTTATGATTGCCTTCTCTCTGGCAATTTGCTGTTCAATCCTCTCAACCTTAGGAGCATTGTCAATGGTTTTAGCACCTTGTTCTAAGTGAGATTTAGATAAGAATCCAAATCCACCCACACTAGTCATAATCACTAATATTATAACAGAGATTACTAGAGATATTCTTATAAGAATAGGAGAATCTTTCCAATTTTGTTTAAGCCATATTGTTGAAATAACCTTCGATATTTCAATACAAATTCCCATTAACAAAATAGGCCAAAATGCTGTAGGAAATATTGCCAATAATCCGATAATAGAAAAATATGCCGAAATACTCGTTAAAGATAATCCCGATAACAATGTAAGTATAGACAATTTCATACTTTATTTTTACATTTATTAAAATGCCAACGTTTCATATTAGGTCCGTGACCTTTATAACTACAATGTGGACAGGTGATATCTATTCGCTTGGCGCAGATATCTTTCATGGTGGCCGATCGAGAAGCGCGAAGCTTCTCTGCTTTGTCGGGGCCCATTATCTCTTCATATGTCATATCCCTAAATGGGGATAAGAGTCCTTTGGTGGCGGCAATAATGGCTAACCGGCGCAAGGATGAGCAAGGTCCTGTAGATACTCCTAGTTTAGCAGATGACATGGCATCACAATGTTCCTTCGACTTAGACACACCCTTTGTGGCTTTCGATACATTGGCGCCGTGATTGGTGCATTTGGGTTTTCGCAATTTCTCTAGTATCTTCGGATCATTTGCCTTCTTTTGATTTGCTATTTCAATATTCTTTCTATGTTCTTCTTCCTTTGGTCTACCCAGACTTGCCAAAGACATATTAGCACACATTGCACTATCAATTTTAAACATTCCACCAGACTGTTTATTATAACACGAAATATTTTCTGCCCATGCCTCTCGAATTAATTCATCTTCTAAAATTCTCATAGAAGTCCAATTACCGAAATCTATTATTACTCTATAAAAATCTGTTGGGCGATTTATAAGATCTACTAATAAATATCTGCTGCTACAAATATATCCATCTGTAGGCATTCCTTTTCGAGAACCGATATAGATTTTACCGTTTCGGATATCTGTCCAAATATATACAAATGAATCAATCATTGTATATTTAGCGTTAATCCCAGTCAGCAAACAAATCCTCATTCCATTCTCGATGCCCTTCGCGAAATGCCATATTTGATTGAGTTTCTCTTACCTCAACCTTATAACACCATATCCGATTAGCTTCACCTATACCCCACATCTCGGGAATATATATTCCATTGACATATTTGTACAACATATCAGCCAAAGCCTCACATCCTAGTCTAGGCAGAATTGTGAGTTTTGCTAATTTTCGTCTTTCCATTTCTTTGTAAAATTCTAATTCGGGATCGGTAGAACTAACTAGGGTGCAATGGTCAAATTTATCCTCTAAAAATAATTTTAGTTCTTTAAGACCACCATAATCAGCCATCCAATCCCTGACATCTAAATCATTACCACCGAAATAAAATTTCATACTAAAGGAATATCCGTGATTTTTATTACAATGGCTGTCTGCCTTCCATTGACGGTAAGCACACGGAAATGCATCAATATATTCTTTAGTCGAGGTCCATTTATATGTAATGGGGGAGTATTTATTCATATTCATATTCTTATTCCAATTCAATTTTTGCGTGTGTAAATTTAGCATTAGGAAAAGACTTTAATGCTCTGTCTAATAATTCTTGTGGGAATCGTATTTCCGTATTGTATCTATCTACTATATTTGTAATATATTTCTTCTCTGTAGCAAGATAAAAGTCTTCAACATTCCATCCATTCGACTCAAGTGTCCTTATAACCTCTAAATTATACGATAATTCGGGGAAAAGGTCAGTTCTTTCGTGTACAATGGTTCCGAACATAAACAACGGAGATAACTTCTTTATATTACTAAGTTTCTCGGTCATATCGTCGAGGGTACACCGACGCAATTTATTAAATGTTTGTTTTTCTGACATAAAATTAAATGGTTAAAACTGGTGGTTTATTTTCTTGAGCAGGCGGAACTTGTCTTTGTGAATCAGGAACTGGTTCATCGGAACTATTTGGGCTATCTTCCTTCTGTGGCATTAATTCTTCAAATGGAATATCGGAAATAGAGAGGTCGCTACCTGAATTTTCCTTTCCGTTGCCAGTCATAAATTCGCCTCGTTCCCTAGCACCCTTTTTCTTCCTTGATTTAGCCTTTGAAAGTTCTTGTTCGCGTCCAGGTGTATAGGTAAAGACATATAATCTAGATTTCTTATCTTGAATCACCCAGAGTTCTAGTTTCTTGACACCATCTACAATCTGTACTCTATAATCAAGGAATTCAAATTTACCGACTGGCATAGAATCATAGGCTCTTCCCATAAGTCCCTCACTTTGTACCAACAATATAAATGTCGAGAGAATTATAAGAGGAATTGAAATAAATTTAATCCCATATTTCATGGATACCCTGATTAGAAGTATACAAGATAAGATTGCTAATGTCAAGTCTAAGAAGATCAGGGTATTGAAGAAATGAGAGACTGATGTGAACATGATTATCTCATGGTGTCGTTCTCTACATGAGAACTATGATTCAATATAAAATATTCTTCGGTTTCAATATCAATCTCTGTAACATTATCATCACGAATAATAAAGGAAAATGCAGTCTTTTCTTGCCTTACCATAGTTAAGATAACTTCTTTTCTTGCTAAAATCTTATAAACTGGATTGATTTGTACAAGTTCAATCATAATCGGAACTGGAACACCATCGTATGTTGCCATACCACCATCAAGTCCCTTAGATAGGAAAAAATGGACATTTGCCACATATCTACCTGGTTCTTTTCCACGAAATGTTATTACTTCTCGTCTTGTTGAAATTGTTACCTTCTTTTCATTAATAATCACGAAGTTATTAGATACACCGAGGTCATCCCTATCTAAGAATACATATGAATTTGATTTATGTGTAAATCCTATTGCGCTACCACTAGGTGGTTTAACCCATAAATCGATATCATGTGGATTATTATCTGGCCAAGTCATTATGATGAGCAAGTCTGCCTTTGCCTCAACATCTTTTTCTTTTGATACTGGATTCATCAATAAGATGGCCATAAAGAAAAGTAAAACAAAAACAATAATAATATTGAATAACATATCTATGAAAGATATGTTATTTCCGTGATATGTTCTTTTGTATTTCATTCTTCGGGAACTGACATTGTAGTTTCAATATTAATGAGCTGAAGTTTTAATAACTGACTTGTAACCAACCCAACTAATGTTGTTAAAACTGCGGTACTCATTCCTGCTGCCATTTTAAAAATACTAGCCTTTGCAGCTACCATGTTGGCTATATCAAGTCCTGCGAGTGCCGGGCCTAACATGAGTGTGAATCCTACTAATGTTCCTATCATTCCTAATGCCATTAATAATTCGGATCCAAACCAACATCCGTGTATATATGGCATATTTTCCTTATACATATCGCTGCCGGGTGCGCTATTTGATAATCTGTATGTGATAACACCGACGAAGCATGTTAGTATCATGTATATACCTATCGTTACGAAACTAATACCCGATAGATCTGCTATCCATAATGCTGCAAAAAGGCCTTTAAATTGAATTATGCCGGCTGAAACTAGCGACGATAGAAAAATGACGAGCCATCTTAACATTACATAATTTTTCATTTGTTTACTGCCTCTTTGAAAAGATTGTTATTCACATAGTGTATTATTTATCTAAAATAAGTAATTATGCCAATTCTTCCACAATGCCAAAAACCTCTGCTAGAATTAAAAAGATTCCTGCTATAATTGGCACACCAGTGATAAGGACAATACCCGCAAGAATGCGGATTCCACTCTTTACCATGCTAAGATGAAAATGTAATTTTGGATCTGGTTGTTTCATAATTATTCCTTAATGATATGTTCGATACACGGTTTCCTTTCCACAATGGCATTTAGGAATAGGAAGATTAATGCTCATATTACTTTATAAGTCCTAGAAATTCGGCTTTGGTTCCATGATCAGATTTAAAGACACCACCTAATTTAGTTGTCTGTGTCCATGCATTCGGTGTTTCAACCCCACGACTAATCATACAATAGTGTTGTGCATTTATTCCTACGGCAACATCTTCTGTTTCTAGGAGAAAACTAAGTGCATGATAAATTTGCGAAGTAAGTCGTTCTTGTACCTGTGGTCTCCTACAAAAATATTCTACAATTCTTGCAAGCTTTGATAGCCCTATGACTTTACTTTTCGGAAGGTATGATACCACTGCCGATCCGGAAATTACAATTAGGTGATGTTCACATATTGACATTACAGGAATATCGCCAACAGACACCATTTCATCTGTATTCATTTTATTCAATATTGTAGTATTCTTTGGAAAATTCTCTGGAAGTAATCCCCAATTTTGTTCTAACACCATCATTTTTGCTACTCTTTTGGGAGTTTCAATTAAACTATCATCAGTTAAATCTAAGCCTAAAATTTTACAAATCTCGGTCATGTGAGATTCAATTTTCTCAATTTTCTCTTTATTATCTATTTTTAATAGATTAGTTGTGGGAGTTTCTAGACCGAGGCTAAGCAAATGCTGATGAACCTGTTCACCTAATACAGAATCTATTTTTGTTTTTTGAAATGACATCTTGTTTCCTTTAAAGAAACCAAGAGAATGGAATATTGATATACCGTCCTAACTTGGTATGTTGTTGAAGTTTTGAGACCAATCATTGTCTCAAACTTATTTATCACAGTTAGTAGATCCCGTGCTTATTTTTCAGAACTTGAAAGTTTGAAATATTAATAGAATCATATGGTTTATCTATAGCCTTAATAATATTCTGAAAATCATATTTGAACACGACAAGATCGGCCTTCATGTTTAATACTTCCATAGCAAGAATATCATGTTCCTGAACTAATCTTCGCAAAAGTCCAGAATTATGATTTGTACCCTTCAGAATTGCCACTACTTGCTCCGATTCCGTAAATTGCCTCAATTGTTCTATGCTTATCGCACCAAAGAGTTTGTCAAGTAGATCAATCTTTTCTAATTGTTCGTTGGTCATTGTGATCATACCTGGCCTAGGATATGTGTACGGAAGGCATTCACAGAGACCGGGACAATAGGTTCAATTAATTGGAGCATTGCTTCAGCATAAACACGAATTTCATACTGAGAATGTGAATGCAATCTCAATTTTAGGAAATGGAACAGATTATGAAGATCAACCGTAGCAAACATATGGCTATATGTTGTCAATGGTAAGACACCTCGGGCCAATTCACGTGGCATACCTTCCTGAATGTGACTGCGATATAGAATGAAACATTGTTCCATCATTTCACGCTGCTCTTTTTCCCAGCACAGGAACTTTTCCCATTCTTCGGCGGTATATCCGTCAATACCTGCACCTATATTTCGCATCTGCTTATTGCTTGAGCTCTGGGTTCCATAATTACCCGGTTCAGATACATAAAACTCCTCGGGAAGTTCAGCATACCTCCCAGAAATTTCATTGAAGCTCCAGGTGCGATGACGATGCCATTGCCTAAATATAAAGATAGGGGCTTTTACATCAAAGGTAAAGACACACGACTCAAACGGGCTTGTGTGCTTGTTTTTTAACAGGTAATTGAGCAATTTAGCATCTTTGCCGTCATCTTCCCCTGCACGCCATTCGGCATCATAGGATACTCTAGCGTTACGAACAATGGACAGGTCGCTGCCCATACTTTCGACCAATCTAACGTGGCCGTGATCTAATACTTTTCTGAATTTTTCCATCAGTTCCTGCTCCTGTAAAGGGCAAGGGCTTGGCAGCGTTCAACATACGATCAATTATAATATCAAGACCGCAATTAATACTATATCTATCTACTATATTGCCTTTAATAGACTCAACAAGATAGTCTATCACTGAAATTCTACTGATTGTATATACCGGGTCAACTATAGGTAAGTTGAAATGCGCTTCATAGTAATTCTCAAGCCAAACTTTTTCGTTATTATCGAGGGTTTTTGGAAACCATGCAAACCGGAGGTAATACTTGCCAATCTCTTGCTTCATGTTATATGTTATAGAGTAGTTAGCAAGGTGTCAAAGATTTTCAGCAAGTTTTCTGACAATGTATTCAGCTTCGGTAATATTCTCTATAAAGTCGATGTGGCTATAATCTCTTTTAGAAAAAGAATCAGCAGGCATATGTCCCCATATCCTATATTTTGAATAATAGTATTTGAACCACACCTTTTCGCCGTTGGAACATATAACTGTTCTCATGGCAAACAATTTCTTATAGTGAATAGTATTGGAGAGACCCGGATCGTCTCTCCAATTTGGGCTCTTCCAATCTTTAGATGACATCTTCTACTTATAAAATATATGATTACCAATAGATACGGTTTTCTTCATTTCAAATCTCCAAGCAGGTTTGCTTGTGTATGGATTATGAAAATGTGTAGAACCATCCGTATTATCCTTAATAGATCCTGCAATAATTTCTATTGCAATTTTGGAGGCAGTTTCAAATTGTTCCTTCATGCGATCATTTTTTATGATAATTGCGTTTTCCTTCTTATCGGCTTCACAATACCACGAAAAGGCACAGACAGGTTGTTTTGTTATTTTATTCGGTAAACTGAATTTAACAACTTCACATATTGTTTTGGGAAATCTAGGATCTCTAGATCTATTTAGAGTAACAGACGCTACTGCAATTTGTCCACGTATATCTTCATTTCGCGATTCATAATAGATATTTTTCGCCAAGCAATATGCCTGTTCTGTGTCAATCTGAGTCGCATCTATGCTTAGACCACTTACGTCGGTTGTTTGCAAGATATATACAAGAAGTAGTTTTGCTGATGTCATTAATATTCTCCTATTTCCCTACCAAAGATTTCTAGGTAGAAGTTTATTTAGTTCAGTAACTAGATCATTATATACTATGTGAACTAAGATGTCAACATTTGGATAAATAGTCTAAACGAAAAGGATTCTCTATGAGAATAAATCAATTTAGTGAAGGTATCGAACTGGGCGACGATAATGCTGATAAACCGGCATGGTTTATAGTCAGAGAGGATGGAAAAATTGCATCAGGTCCTTACAATTCAGAACGAGACGCAAGAAGCGACACCGCTCGTCTACAATGGTTCACACCCTCACAATACTTTATTGATTACGGTATTGAAGATAACGATAATATGTTTGTAGATATAGAAACAGTCCAGATTGGCGAAGAAATTGACGGGATTCCGGAGATAGGCGATGTTATTCGCACTAAAAAGATGCAAATGGAAGGTAAGGTTGAGAGACTAGGTAAGAATCGTGCTGGGTATGATGAAGTTTTCTTTAGAGTATGGGATGGAAGACTAATGGTATCCCCACTTAGTAATGTTACTGTTATAGAAAAACTTGCCGATGAAGTCATGGAAGAGATTATTGACGAGGTATCTACTGAACTCTTAGCCAAATATAAGACTGCTGCCGGAAAATCAGCATCAGAGGCTGATAAGAGAGGCGATTATGCTACAGGCAATAAACGTTTCAGTGGTATTGTTCAGGCTACAAAGAAACAATTTGACAATGATAAAAAGAAATCACAGAATTTAGAAGAACTTGGGCCAGCGGCTGCTAACAAGCGATTTGAATTAGAAAGTTATTTTAATTCCAAAGATAAAGTCCATATTAGAATGTATTATGAACCAGCTAGTTATGTATATGCAATATCTCTTACATTAGGCACTAAACAATATATAATGTACCCGGTAGATGATATTGATAGAGGTAAACTTGCTACAAATGCACTCGAATACGTTCAAAATATTTTAAAGAATGCCAATAACGGAAGTAGAACAGATTTTATTGCCGCAGCTAGTTCTCCAATTACAGATATATTAGAAAATATACCTCCGGGAGGTTCATCAGACGCACTGGAAGGTACGATGGGTGGTATCAACCGTTCAGCACCATCAAATGATGTAAGTTACGAACATGTACTTGATGAAGTCAAGGCAATGTGGGAAAAGGCTCAGCTAAATGAACTTAGTATTGAGAAACTAAAGGCCTATAAGGATGCTGCAACATCACCGAGTGTTGCCAAACATGCCCCATTAAGAAAAGTAGCAAAACATATACAGGGTGCAGGCATCGCCAATCAGAAGATTAAGACAAAGACCGGTAATAAGGTCGTAATGTATCAACCAGACCGCGGTGCATATGGCGAAGATTCGGTATATGAAGATCTAAAGAAAGATTTTGGTGATCTTCTTGGAAGATAGCATAAAGAAGAGAAAGTTGCTGATCTATTCTCGGACTAACATTTGGAACAGAAAGAGCGCATTAAGCCCTGTTTATTTGCTGGTTTTATAGTATTTTACAAAGGCCTTTGTAGAGATGAAGTCACTGAATGGTACATCAGTCTGATTGATAATTCCTTTAACTTTTCCGCCTATCATCAATTCTAACATAGCAACTCCAGCAGCGGCAGTGGTCGATTGAATGCCACTAAGTCCGTCCACTCCATAAAATCTATTAGAATAAGTCTTACGGACAAGCTGACCACTTTTATTCTTTCCTGTTGCTGTAGCATATACAACAATCACATCATCATCATTGAATGGAAAAACATTTTCAAAGATCTTCTTAATCTCCGTGAAATTGCCATGTGTTTCCTGTAACACAGATCGAATATACTTATAATGTCCCGGATAACGTAGAGTCATATAAGAAACATTGGGAACATTCACAAGATCACGGGCAAGATTACCTACACCGCCCGAAGTGTGAGCTGCTTCATACTCGATTCCGTCTAGGACAACCTTGATTATGCTTCCAACTGCCGGAACTTCTATTAATTCTCCATTGCGTCTAATTCTACAAGGACGGATATATTCATTTACCAGTCCATCCACACTCCACGATGTGTTATATGATTGTTCTGGATGATTTACATCATAGGAAACATTCTTAGGCAATGCACCAACACTAATCATTAGTGTGTCGGGTGTATCAATTTTGTCAACTAGATTATAACCAATATAGTTGATAAAACCCGGTGCTAGACCACACTTTACGGCACAATCTAAGGTAGTATCTTTGAATATTCTCTGAACTTTATCCGCCATTATATCATCTTCAGTAAAGTCGATATAAGAGCAGTTCGCAGCGGCGGCTGCAGACGCCACCTTTTCATTAAAACTGAAGGGCATCGCATTAATTACATGCGTGACCCCCCTATCTACTAATATCTTTGAAATATCTTCCAAAGATGCTATTTGCAGATTCATTAGTACATGATTACTCGCATCATGAAAGATATTTTCAATATTTGAATCTACAATAAAATGTAATCCAGATTGAGCATTAGGAAACAATCCCGGAAGCATAACATATATCGCTCTTCCAATTTGTCCACCACCAAAAATTGCCACTTTTATCATGTGCCGCCCTTTATATGAGCTGCTATTTAGCGCACGAGCTCCTTGGCTCTGGCACGAACCTGGTCGAAGTTAGTTATGTTGCAAATTCTGCCATCAACATAACGAGTCTTTAGCAAATCATGAATATGTTGTCCATATTCGAGTGGTTTGGTAACAAATTTGCCATCTTCTTCCACCAACATTAGGCGACCACGCTTACTCTTCTTCATAGAAGATGTAATAGGATCCTTATATACATCAACCCATTTGCCCTTAATCATCGCTGCGGAACATTTCATAGCAAACTCCAATGTATCACGATTGATCTGTTGGAGCAATGCGCCACCCTGGCCAAATGCTACGTTATCTGCACTATAACCATTCATTTCCATTACAGTTAGAATGCTATTAATTGATACATGGTCAATACCATCACCTTGGATAACACGAACATTGTTAAGAACTCTAAATCCCTTAGCATTAACGGTATGACCGAAGTATTTGTCAAGAATCTTCAAACATTGATTAACAACTGAGGTCGGGTCGCCCGAATCAGGACGAATTACCACGACTGCACCACTATCAATAACTTCTTGCTTCAGTTCGGTACCCCACTTCTTGCAAGCTTCAAAGATGTCATAGCTATCGCTTACGCAGGCCAGCAATGCGCCGGGCTTTCCGTACAATTTAAGCATGTTGCGATAGGATGCAACTTCGTTTTCGCGACCCCAACTGGTAACGGTGCTGTGTTCCATGGCAGGAATACTGAAACCGCATACTGATGCATCATAGTATTCCATTGCTGCCATAATTCCCGACACGGTATCAGTTCCCATGAAGTTAATAAGGTGAGCCATGCCGCCCAATCCAGCACTTTCGAGACTTGACACACCACGAGCACCAAAATCATGAAGCTTGAAGTCAATCAAACTTGGATCACCGGTGCGTTCAAGGGCACGAAGGATAATTTCTTTGCTGTGATAGCTATTACTTGCAACAGTAGTTGGGTACCAAATAGCACGAAGCAATGCAGTTTCCAGAAAACTGGTAAGCCAGAAGCACTTTGGATCAGTGTTAACAATAGAAACCAGAATGTTCTTCAGGTACATAACACTACCCTCGTCGACTGATTTGATTTCGACTGGTAGGACGCCACCGTGTATATTGACAATATACATCCAACCTTCGTAATTGAAGGGCTCGCCGTGAACCTGCATAATATCACGGGCCTGCAGCACCATTTTGGCTGTTACCGGTGTGGTTAAATATTCACGAATGAATGCTTGTAGGCCAAAGAATACGAGCTTGTCGTATTTTCCGCCACGTGATTCAATGTAGGAATATACATACTCGGTGCCCTCAGGATATTGGGGCCATTGGCTGTATTTGTAGCTGTCGCTGTTGAGGACAATGTTTTTTGCGAATTTCATAATGATAATCTCCTTATCGTTAAATTTGCCCAACTCCATGTCGGGACTTTTGATTAAATTAGCACAGCCTTTAGTTTGAGAACAACCTTGTCCTCATCGGAAATGTGCATTGTGCTAGGTGCACCGTTCCGGTTTTTATGTTCTACTAATGTATTACCCTCAATCGAATATACTCGTTCTGCTGTCGCTAGATGCGTAAATCTCCGCGGTTTGTCAAATCTTCCAAGGACATAACACAGCTTTGCCGGGGCATGACCACGTTTGACAACAATATCCGAATATTCAAGATAGGTAATCATTTTATTCCCAAAATCTTCAATTCTTGTGGTGTAAGTTTCTTCTTAATCTCATTCCTCTTTTTCGTTAGGACGGCGCGCGCTGCGCCCTCCTTTCGTTTCTTTTCTGCAGCCTCTTTGGCTATTCGATCGGCCTCTTTATGTTCATGCCACCATTCGGCAATCTCTGGATCCTTTAAAATAAGAACTTCCAAGCCACCCACATCGCCCAATTCTTCTAAATGAGTTAGTGCCTTGCAGGCAATACGTGCAAGTTTATCCCTAATCTTCTTTTCATGGGAATCATCTCTCGGATATTCATAACTTTGACAGGGCATATTAATCTCCTTTAATCAGCCATTAACTTCCGGAATCATTTCCGGGATTGATCTAGTAATTTCACCACCGTGTGCCAACACATACGCTATAGCGTCATCTTCTCTCTCAAATTTCAAATGTGGATAAAGATTATATAGCATCTGGTCTGACCATCCACCTTGATGATAATCAACTTCTCCAACACCGCTTTGATTTAACCAAGATCCAAGAATAGTATGATCATTAAGACCATTTAATCTTTTAATCTTGACATAAAAGCTCATTTCTTTGCTCTCGCTACCATTGTCTTAATAATGTGTGCATGATCACCGTACATCACTTCACCCATTTCTTCAACTTCTGACAGTTTGAACCATTTTGCCTTCTTTGCATCATCAGAACCTTTTACACGCGGCAATTCACCGTTGCCACCGTCCAGTTCAATCAAGTATGCCGAGGTAATAGTGCGACCACGCAAATCACGATCTGGATGATCAAATACTTCGTTATAGGTAATACCCTTACGAAGAACAATTTCCGGAACCTTGATCTTTGTTTCCTCAACCAATTCGCGGATCATACAGTCTAGCAATCTCTCTTTGGGATTAATGAAGCCGCCCGGAAGAGCCCACAATCCCTTTCCGGGACTATATCCTCGCTGAATAAGAAGTATGTGTCCACCTTGAATTACGACAGCATCGGTTGTTTGAAATACTGGAACAAACGGTGCAGATGCCCATGCCTTATAGTAATTCTTATAGAAATCGTATTCTTCAACCATCTCTCTATAAATGGGAGTTTTCCTGAACGCTGTCAAGTATTCAAAGATTATAGACGGAACTGCTCCACGAATATAATCTGTATGGCCTTCAAAGAAGAGTTCACGCACCTTGGTAGCATCAATTGGATTAGATCCGAATTCAACAAAACCCTTTAATGAGACAAAAGCCCATTCGGGAAATGCATGATTATACCAGCTAGATTCATCCTTATCATATCCAAGAATACAGATGTCCTGATCTGCTATAGTTGGATTTTCTTTAGCCACTGAACTTTGTACATTGGCAATCCAGCTATTATTACTGTATTTGAAATCTGGAAGTGGGTAAATTGCGATATTTGCACGATTGCGTTCAATCATAATCGCGTTGTTGATCATTTCCTTGCGTTCTGCATAGGTAAATGGATTCTTAGGTGTGCGTGGTTGGAAAGCACTACCTACTAGGATAATAACTTTCTCAGCAAGATCGATTGCCTGAAGTGTATTTGCCAGGTGGCCGTTGTGGAAAGGTTCAAAGCGTCCAATGAGGACTGCTACTGCGTAGCGTTTTGACATATTTTGGCTCCCAAAATAAAATAAATTGAACAGTCTGTCTGTTACTGTTATACTTATAATATACTACATCAAACCGTTTGTCAATGTGGTAAATAAGTGTAGTTCACGATATCTCACTATCCAACTACCCTAACGCTTTTGAGGAGCATCAGCAAATGTATTTAGCATACACTTATTTCATTCGAAATAAAATCACCAATCAATTTTATTATGGCTCGCGGTACAAAAACGTATCATTGAATCGTTCTGCAGAGAATGATCTCTGGATTCATTATTTTACATCGTCGAGAGAAGTGAAGACTCTCATCAATCATTATGGAAAAGATTCGTTTGAATATTCTATTATATTCCAATCTGCTAATTCAGATGGGTGTTACTGGAAAGAACAAAGACTAATAGAAGAAAATATTAATAATGATTTGTGTCTAAATAAGCATTATACAAGAGATGGAAAGATAAAGTTTTTGAGAACAGAGACCATTCTCACCGAAGACACTAAAAATAAAATGTCTGCCGCCAAGAAGAATATTCCTCATACAGAAAAACACAATAAAAATGTGTCTATCTCATTGCTAAGAAAATATAATACGCCTATTTCAGAAAATCAACCTAAGAGAAAAAGAATATTAGCAACACAGGAAACAAAAATTAAGATGTCCTTATCAAACCTAAACAGGATCAAGAAATGCTGCCCTCATTGTGCAAAATTTGCAGATCCCGGAAATTATGTCAGATATCACGGCGATAG